CCGACGGGGCACCGATGCCCGCTGCTGTCGTCCACGTGTATGGTTGGTCAACAAAGCACCCACTACCGAGAGGCATAAGTGCCTCAATCTGAGCTTCGGTGCATGTAGCAAGCGTAAGACCAGAAAGCGGAGAACCCGCAGCGCCAGGCATAGGAACTACGTTTGAATTCGCGTTGGCTCCGCCATTTAGCACACCCGTCCTGTTTAGCCATATTTGTTTGTAGGGAAGCGGGTACGAAACACCGGTACTTGGCGTGTAATTCGTCGTCGTCGATGAGTTCACACCGGTCATGTCTACCCAGTTGGCTCCATCGGTTGATGACTGCATCTTCATCGATGTAATCGCGATTGCATCGGAAGCGTCATCGCAGAGGCTGGATACAACCACTTGTAGGATGTACGACCAATACCCGGCTTCACGGTTAACGTAAAGTGGCGTTGTCGCCGCTGACGTTGGCGTTTGTGCGACGTTAGAACCGGTGGTTATGTTTTCTGACCCGATACATATAGTCGTAGCCACTGCCGAGCCGTCCACACAAGGGGCGGCGTGAATGAGGTTGTAGACCTGGGTTACCGAGCCAATATCGTAATAATGCATTGACATTTTTCTTCACTCCTTAGATTTGACCGGTAACAGCGCCCCAGTCAACCCCTCGCATGACTGCAGCGGCTTTGTTGTAGCGCATGGCAAAGTCATGCATCGACACTGCGCGAATAACCGTTTGGTCTTCACTGAATGTTGCAACAACGTTCATACCATCATAATACGCCGCCGTGTTGCTAACGTCTATCCTGACTTCCATTGCGTCGCCAATAAAGGCGTCATCGAAGTTTAGGAAGTAAATCTCTGTACCTACGAGTCCTCCGCTAGTTCCGCTGTCTTCGCTCGAAGGCATCAAGATGTTCTCAGGGATTTGGGTCGTGACTGCGTAAGGGAACCTAAGAAGTTTCCCCGTTGACATCTCCGGTTGAAATGCGTAATTACCGAGGCTATCACGAACCGTCATTAGGAAGTATTCAGTCCTGGGGCTCATAATCCAGCCGCAGTTCGTCATGGGTATGTTCGCCTTGCGCAGCATGAGTATGCAACTTGCAAGGTCGTTGGTAACCGTTTGCAACGTAACCCCTGTGCCATACTCACTCGCGTAAAACAGATTACCTGAATCCGCCCAGTTGAGGATACCCTTAGGCGTGTTTGCCGTGCCGTCGCCTCTTATGAATGCGAGGTCTTCACGCATTGCGAGTGCTTTAACTAAATCATCACGGACTATCTGGTCCGCAGCGGCTGTGTTCACTTGAAGCAACTCGTTACTAATCGGAACGAGTGCAGCAAGCTTTTTAGCAGCCAGAGTTATCTGACCGAATGCCTGTTGGGTCGCCATGATGTTGACGTTTTCTCCAACATAGTTGGCCGTCGCACCGCCGGTTATCTTGGGGATAGACATCTGAAGGTTGTTCAGCGGCATAACCCGTGCGCCCATGCTCCGTACGACAGATGCTGGCCGGAGGAATTCAATAATCTCACTGCTTAGCTGCTCGGGGACAAGGAAACCGCCTGTGACATCTAAATTAGCTGAAAGCGCTTTGGTAACAACTGAGTCATTGCCGTATGTTCTCTCCGCAAACTTGAGTGCGCTCCAGTGGTCGCCTTCTGCTACCGCAATTGCTTTAATGAATTGCGCAACTGGCTCTCCCTTCTGGAACTCTGTCTTTTGTTCAGTGCCGCCAATCATCTCGCGCGTCGCTAAATGGTCGCGCTGAGCGGCTGCCTTCTTGACAGTCTCCAGCTCTGGGCCGAGCAATTCTTTTATCATCGCGGATATTTCGTTCCGCGACATTTTAGCTTCGTCCATGTATATACTCCTATATGTTTTCAAAAATTAGTGGTGAGTGCGTTTTCGCGACGCGCTCATTTCAATAAACCTAACTGTTTTTTAATTTCGGTAATTGTCTCTTTCAAAACTTCTCCCAGTTCGTGGGGGTCAAAAGTAATGAGGTCATCGTCAACTTCTTCGGATTCGGATTTCACTTGAGCAGTCTGCGCTGCGGCTGGGGCGTTGTCATCGTCCTGCCCCCCGTCGTCACCATCGCCGTCTGCTGGCTTATCGCCGTGGCCGATTGCAACGAGGAGGTCTTTCAGGCACTTGATACCTTTCTGGTATTCGTCCATTGCCGCTTCGTGCCCCGCGCCTGCCTTTTCGTTGGCTTTCGTGACTTTCACGTGCGCCTGCATGGCTTTGTCGTGCTGGCCGAAGCCTTCTGAAAAGTGTCCTAGAGCTTCGTTAAGAGCGTCTTCGTTTGCTTTACTGAGCTTGCGGCCGACTTTGGTGACTTCTGAAGATTTTTTCTTGGACTTTTCGTCGTCGTCTTTCGGGGGGGTTACTGGTTCAACGTCTTCGTCTTCGTCCTCTTTGTCATCCTCGCCTGCTTCTGCTTTCTTGCCCTTGTTGCTCTCACGTTCTGCTATCTGGCCGGTTACTGAGGTAATGTGTGAGCACTTTTCTTCTGCATCTGCGCCGTCGTCTTCTCCATCGTCATCTTCAGAAGGCTTAGCAGCCTTCACCGATTTCTTCCATTGAAGTGGCGAGGGGTCAGCACAGTCCGTTGGGGGCTTCTGTTGCTTATGCAGCTTGCACATAGCCGATTCAATCTGCGCGTGCAACCAGTTCATATCTGCCTGCGTAAAGCCGGTCATGATATTGCCCTGCGCTGCGAACATGTGAAGTCGTCTGTGGTAAGCGGAAAGGTCTTGGAGGTTTTCTTTATTGATTCCCGCTATGAGGTTGGCTTTGTCCGTGTCTGTAATGCCTTTTTTCGTTGATTTTGAGGGTTCTTGCTGGTCGTCTTCCGAAGAGCCGCCTTCGTCGGTAGCGCCTGCGTCCCATGGTAAGGGTTCATCAAACTCAGTAAGATGCTGAGCGACGTGGTCCTGTATAACCTGGTTATCGTTAGCCGAAAAGCCGAGTCCTGGTGCGTCACCGGGTTGGGTTGCTTCTTGTTTAGTCGTCTTTTCCTCGGGCGTAAACTTCTTAGCGATTGCCTTTACTGCTTTCAAGTGGACAGGGTGAGGCGGTTCGCCGCCGTGGTGAGGTAGTACGTAATTATCTTTGTCTGAATCATCGCCGCCGGTAAAGCCCGCGTGCATTGCCTTTAGGTGCGCTGCCTCCGTGGCCTTGGCCGTTTCGTCAGCCGCGTTCCACGTGGCGTTTGGTTTTGCCAGGGGCGTGCCACCCTTGTGAGCTTCATCAAACGGGATAGCTCCTTTCTTCATGTTAGAATCTCCATTATTTTCATTATCCACCTCCGGAGGTGGTTGTAATCGTCCTAGTTCGGATTGAACGGCGTCTTTGTCGCTCGAAGAGTCGCCGACTAGAAAGCCGCCTGTTACATCTTCAGAGACGCCGAGAGCTTTATCCTGCGCCGGACAGGCGCACAGCTTCTCAGCTTCCTTTGCCCAGACCTTCAGCTCCTTTTTAAACGCTTTGATTTCAGTATCTGTAAAATCTGAACGCGATATTAATGCGTTTTGATTGCTTGGAATCGGCACTGCGCTGTACTCTAAAAGCTCTTGCTTCAGGAAGTGGGTCCCCGATAGGTTATTACCCTTAGAAGCCGGTTGCGCCTCCCAAGAGATTGGATAGAACCCCGCACTGACCGCATTAAGGTAGCCTTGTTGGTAAAATCTAAATACTGTGCTACCACGGATTCCATGAAAATTATCGTCGTAGAGTTCGTCCGGCGTAAATTCCACTATTGACTTTAATGCATCGCCAGCCTGCCACGTCTTGACGGCACGCCCGACCGGAAGGACATCATATTTGTGACTCCAACAAACTACAGGGTTCTTCACATACGAATCTAGAACCCACCCCTTTGCGTTTATCACATCACCGTCACGGTCTTGAATCTCATCAGAGATGGTGAACTGCAATCTCATCGCGGAGCCTGTGCTAACATCCTTGACCTCTGACAGCTTTAGATTCTTAAAAAGAGGCGTTCCTTGTTGGACGTCTTGTGTAAGCGTCATTTAATCACCTTTAAAAATTCTTCTGCCGTCTTCGCGCCTTTCTTCAAATTACAGGTAGAACACGACAGAA